GTTGCTGTTAACGTCGCCGACAACTAAATAGACTTTTGTATGGCCATTAAACTTAATCAGATCTCCACCTTTTATAACGTCGTTAGTTGATGCTGATAATCCATCAATTGCAACTGCTGTAGATCCTACGGCATGAGTTGTTCTTGTTTTGACACTTGTGCTTGTTCGGTTTGCACCTAGGTTGTCTATTGGATAAGCAAAATTAAAAGTTGTAAATCCACCTTTTTTACTTATTAAAAATGCTGAGTATACCTGGAAGACTGATTTGACCATTGCCGGCATAGTTACACTAAAAGAAAAATATTGTGAGGCAAATTGTCTAACGCTTCTTTTACCCGATAAAGTGTAAGAAATACTATTAGGTCTATTTGAGCTAAATGATATAGATTTGGGCTGTACTGTTGTTGGAAATGCCATTAGATTAAACCTGGTTTACCTCTCTGATTCATGCTTTGGGTAATCATGCTAATAAGCAAGTTTTTACGACTCGCCAACAGCTCATCGAAACCGCTTGCATCGTTTGTAGTAATATTAAAATTAACTGTAGCCCCACCCATGCCACCCATAATGTCAGCCGTTTGGTTGGCCGGTTTTACTGTCATGTCTTGATTAGCAATTATAATTTCTGCTCCCCTTTCTCCGACTATTGCTGTTTGGCCGTTTAAGATTGTTCCGCCATTGGCTCTACCAAAAAGAGATCCAATCAATCTACCACTGAAAGAATCTTCCTTTGTATTTAAACCAAATTTACCGAGTATGTCTAAGAGTCCGGATGTTATAAATTCCTGGACTAAAAACTGAATAAAGTTTGTTTTTATTGAGTTTGCTAGATCTTTAAAACCTTGGCTAGATCCCTGGAAAAGTTGAACAAAAGAATCTTCAATAGAGTTAATGCCGTCAATCATAGAGCTCGCTATATCAACTTGAGAAATTTTCTTAATTTCAAGCACATAGTCTTGAACCTTTTTTTTGCATAGTAGTTATTGAGTCTTCTTCTTCGTCATCTCCCGTGCTTATTTTCGGAGAGCTACCTGTTCCCGTTCCAGGTATTGCTAAGGTGGAGGCCATCAATTTTTCGAAATCTTCAAAAAAAGTAAAATTTTCCATCAAAGTATCTGTGGTTAAAGCTCCTAACTCAGCGATCAATTGACGTTTTGCTTCTTGAATACTATGTCCCAAACCTTTCGGATCTATACCTAATTCCTCAACAATATCGAGCTTAGCCTTTCTGCCACCAAACGCTTTATTTAAAACCTCGAGCATGTCTGTTATTTCTTTTTTCCTTTTTGCAACTTCCTCGCTGTCTTCAAATAAAGTTATTCCTAAATCAAACCTGTCGCTTAATTTTTGCAGAAATTGGGCTGTCTTGTTTACGGCTGACACTATCGCATTTAACATAAATTGAATTCCTTGCACTATTGTTAAAATAATAGCTTTTATTTTTTTCCCCTAAGTCTTGAGCAAACTTGTTAGCATCATTGTCTATAAAGTCTGTTAATTTTGTTTTTAAAGCTGTAACTATGGAGTCAATTTCGTCACTTAGACCGGCAAAAGTAGACATTCCAATTAGACTAACAATGTTTTTAACCTCAGTTAAGTTGTCCTTAAGATCTGCTACTTTTTTAATATTTTCATCGCCAAGGCCTAAACCTAAGTCATCAAAGATCTTAAACTGATCTATTAATGCACCCATGGTTGTAACTAAAGCCACACCCTCTGAGTCAAATAGTTTAAAACCTAATCTTAATTTTGTAGCATCGTCATCAACATTATTAATAGCTTTTGCAACATCAAAAAAGACATCTTCTGTTTTTCTGACTTGGCCTGTAGTGTCAACAAAGCTTACACCAAGCTCTTTAAGGGCGGGTAGGGCTTCGCCGGTACCTATCCTGGCCTCTGCCATTCTCCTGGTAAACCTTTGCAATGCCATGTCCGTGGTGCGGATCTCAACGCCTGTAATCTCGGAGGCGAATCTAAGTTTTTGTAAGAAATCTGCTGAGACTCCGATCTTTTTAGATACTTTATCTATAGAGTCAATTTGATCGATAAATCTTTTAGACAACAAGCCAACAGCCGTTGCAGTTGCACCGGCCACCAGGGTAAATTTACCCATAACCTTAGTAATACCGCCAACTGTATTTTTAACCATTTTCATGGTGTTGTTCAGCGTTCTAAATGTCTTAGAAGCCGTGTCTTTTGCAGTTATTAGAAAATTTACTTTTTTATTTGCCATCTTTTAATTTCTCGTTTTTTATTTCAAAATATCCAATCCAACCTAAAAACTCTTCCAGGGGCATTTTGTCTAACTCTTGCAATGTCTTTCCTAAGACCTCGGCGAGAGAATACTTGGCGTAGAGAATTTGGTCGTTTACTACTTTTTTTTAGCAGTCCCTACATCCATTGTTCCCATGATTTCGCCTGCTACCCTGACTACTATTTCACGGTCGCAATTGTTCATAAGAAACAATCTGTCACCTATGTTGAAGTGCTTTTTGCCTTCTCCGTCCAGGGCTTTAAGTATTATTGCCTGGGCTAACATTTCCATCTCATTACTTTTTGACAGCTCAAACAATGTAGCTGTTTCCTGTAAGGTGAGGGGGTTAACAAAAATGACCAATGGTTCATTTTCGTCACCCCACTCGGGAACCTCTATTCGTCTTGTTTCTAAGCTAGAAAAGTGCTTTTTCGCCTTATCAATTGCTCTCATCATTTTCTCCTTTTACGATGCTGTTTTTTCTTCAAGTTGACCCGTGCCCTGGAATGAAAAAGTCGCGGTGACCATGTCATTAAATGTTGATGTAACATCTTTTCCAGTACATAAAACAGTCCCTTCGAAGTATTTTTCTCCGGAGGTTGTGCCATTTGGGTATAGTTCTAATTGCAATGAAGATCCCACTGCAAATTCGCTTTGGTTGTCACCTGCGGTTACAGAATGTAAAACATCCACCGATCCACTAAAGCTTTTTAAACTTGTTACATAAGATCTGTCAGCAGATCCCATTGTTGAAGTTTCAATCGTGTCAGCAGTCTGATTTATTGAAAAACCAGTAACCTCGCCAATTACACTTTCAGATCCGGCTGTACCACCTTTAACAACACCGTTTTTTCCTACTATATTTGCCATTATTTACTCCTATTTTCTATAATGCCGTTTCTAAATCAGACTCCCGCACCTGGTACATAACGTCATAAGTTAACGACGCTTGTGCCAAGGGTTGATCGCCTTCGCCTATAAAGTTAATGGAGGTTGTGCTTAAGGTAATATCCTTGGCCAGGCTGTTGACAGTAATGTCGCCTGCTATTGCTTCCTCTACATTAACGCAAATTGCATCAACCTTGTCATCTACGTCGGCAGTTGCCTTAACATAGATCTCAAGATTAATACTCAATGTTCTATCTAATACTCTATTTGTTCCCATTTGATTGGGTTCCGAGGTTTCGTTTTGCGTATAAACCAAAATACAAGGCAAGTTAGAGTCAGACAACGTATGTATTCTTGATTGGAATACATTTGATCCTGTATCTGCAAGACCTGTAACGTTGCTTGCTACTCGTTCCCTTATTGCTTGTCTAACGTGCATTGTTTATTGCTTTTCTAGTGCAACCTCTGTCATACCGGTCTCATCCGGTCTTATATTAATAATTTTATAAGTCACCGAGTTAATAACCATGGTGTCGCCATGATTAGCCGTACTTAAATTGCCACTTTTGGTATAAAAAACCGGTTGTGAGGATTCAACATCTACTTCACCGCCACCCATTGAGTAATATTCGTTATTAAAAACGCCAGTAATGGTGCTTGCTGATCCGCCTTGAGGCGTATACACGCAAGATATACCGTGGGTGTCAGTGTCAAAAAAGACATCTAAATCAGTGGCAAAGTAATTAGGCATTATTTCTTCCTAGTAACTCTGCTTTTTTCTACTCTTACAGTTTTTGATTTTGATTCTTTTGTATCAAACTCTATGGCTACTGCTAAACCTTCTTGTAAAACTTGCGAAACTTCTGTTTTTGAAGCCTCTATTGTTGTCCCTTTTTTTCTTATTTCACCCTGGAACCAGGTTGTTTCTAAAAATTCTATTTTCATAATTTAAAAAAAGGGGGTATTGCTACCCCCAGTACCAGTTAGGCTGTTGTTATATCTTTACAAACCGCAAAGCTATGAGCATGTCTTAAACCAAGATCCATATCTAAATATGTATTGATTCTAATATTACCCGCACTAGATCCAGTGTAAGGATCTACAAGAACGTCTAATGGTGAGAAGTTAGCAATCATTAATTGCGTAAAGTCACCAAATATCATTCCTGATAAAGTGTTGCTTGCTGAACCTTTTGAAAGGTTGCTAGGCATGTTAGTTGTAACAATTGAGTCATAACCAAGAATTTTTCTATCATCTCCGAAGATGAAGTTAGACGCTGTATCGC